CTGGCGACTTCATTGTATCGCCAACACTCGTTATCGACTTGCCATCGTGGTTGCCGCCGAATTATGTTGGGCTCAACTCGAAAGGAGTTGTTCAGGACAGCGGCGGAGTCTCTTATGGATATACCAACGGAATTGGCTATTTTTTATTCGAGAAGATTCAGATCTTACAAGACAATATTCTCCTACAGGAATTCAGCGGCGACGCTCTCTGGATTCAAAGTCGGTCTCGCGGATCTCTGAATTCCGCTTTTTTGGAAGATAAGCTCTTGGGTATACATAATGGCTCTACGCTTTCTATCGGTCGCAATGCGACGCCTGGACGCTTGAGGCTGCCCTTGCCCCTCATCGGATGCCAAGCATTAGAAGAAGGTGGATTCCCTTCTCTCTGTTTACCGAATCAGCAGTACAAAGTGCGCGTCTGGCTACGGAAACTGGAAGATCTCGTGGAGGCGAGTGACGGACGGGAAAAACCTGCTCCATGGGGATCTACACTACAGGTTCAGACAGAGAGGAATGGCGCCTTTACGTCATTTACAGCGTTGGATCGACTTCTCATCGGAGCGCCCACAATCTATCTGGAGACACGCCATATCTATACGAACGACGAGACACGCACGGCGCTTCGCGCATCGTCACTTGATATTCCCTTTGAGCGTATTTATGAGAATATATTCGCACAGGGTCCCTTGGACTATGCGGCTGCGGCACCTTTTCTGACGCGTATCTTGGATGCGACACATCCCTGTTCACGGATTATTCTGGCGTTCAGATCGTGGACCGATCTGCGGGCGAATCGGCTCTGGAAACTCCAATCGGATTCCGCGACGGGTGAATATTACTCTGGATTGAAGCTTCTCATTGCGGGGCGGGATAGAACACAATTCTGGAGCCCTCTTGTTTGGAATAGCCTCGACAATTATGTAAAGGAGGAACGTGATTCTGGACTACGCCTTGCGACGATTAACTTCGGTTTCGGTGAAAAAAAGGGAGTGCGGATGCCTACCTACAATCGGCAGCCAGACGGCACAATCAACTTTTCTACGGCAGATAAACCGACACTTTTCATGCAGCTCACTGATATTGTAAATGGGACGAAGCGATCTGAGCTTCGCGTACTTGTAGAAACATGGGCTGTTTTCTCTGCCTCGGATGGTCGTGGTGGATTAAAGTTCGGGAACTAAGTAAAGCAATGAGCAGACCGCGCGGTGATATAACAACACTCTTGGACCTCACCGATCGTGATGACCAAGATTCCTTTTTTTCTCCTGTAGATCCCCCCGTGTCATGGTTTACACGCGGCGCGAAACGTCGGTACACACCCTTTACACCCTGTATACAAGAGTTCGCATATCGTGGTCCCGCCTCCTTCGGGCAGCGCATCTCTTTTGACCTGAAAACCCAGACATCAGGCGATATTGTACATGCTGCCTTTCTCCAAATCAAGTTAGCACATTGGTTAAACTTATCCGCACAGCTACAAGTCGCATCTGGCGCATACGAGTATGTAGAACCTGAAAAAGCATGGTTCTATGCGAACTCGCTTGGCACTGCGCTTATACAGAAGGCGGAACTTGAGATTGACGGTGACACAATTGAAGAAATCGACGGTGACTTTATGAATGTATTTAGCGCTCTCTTTGCTGATCTCAATACACAAGTTGGTTCTGGCACAGATGCACTCGGCAAAGTGTCAATGGATTCTTTGAAAGCGTGGTCACCTACACGCGTGTTTCCCACCGAAGACGGATATATCCATTGCCCACTCGTCTTTTACTTCATGCGGACTCGCCTGAAGGAGTACCTGCCGCTCCTGGCATGTAAAGATGGTTCTGTGCGGATCCATATCACATTTAGACCACTTGCTGAAGTTGTTCGTCAAGCGAGAGGATATCGCGACACCTGTACGTCAGTGCCTCTTGATACAACTGTGTCGGTGTATGACAGGTCATATCCTTTCGATAAGCCTGTAGATATCACAGTGACAGCAGCAGAGCCTATGTTTGAAAGTGTCCGGCTGGTCACGTATGGGGCTCTTCTTGATGGTGCCGTTCGTGAAAAGATGTATAGAGAACCCTTTGAACTCATGCATCGCGAGGTTCAGACCTTCTATTTCGCCGAGCCGCTCAAATACGCCGTTGTAAAAGCTGGCGCAGATTCCGTGATCCGTGTCCAGCTTCCTCTTGAAGCGAATCATCCCATTGAAGAAATCATCTGGTTTATTCGTCGCAAGGAGGTTTTACAGAATAATGAATGGACAAACTATTCGGCTGTTTTGGAGCGTGAATATGACTCCGTCTACAATGCTCGATCAGGTCTTCTCACTTCGGCAAAAATACAGGCTGATGGCATCGATATCATTTCCGCAGAGGAACAGTACTTTCGCCAACAAATTGCTGGATCTCACCGCGGCGGGATTACCGCGTTCAATTCATTTATCTACGGCTACTCCTTTGCGCGAAGACCCAGTGAACTTCACCAACCTTCGGGTTCCATAAATGCCAGCCGTCTCCAAAGTCTGCGGCTTGTCTTAGATATTCAGCCGCCCGGAGGATCTTTCGGAGGAGAATGGGAAGTCAAAGTCTTTTGCCTCGGACTCAACTGGCTCCGTTTCCAGAATGGCTTAGCCAATCGTATGTTTGAGGACTAAAGGTCCAAACAGTAGAATAGTATGGTGGCTGCTCTTTTAAAAATCGTTCATACGGGTATCCAAGATGAACGACTTTTACCTATGCGTGGACAACCCGCGCTTTCTTTCTTCAAAAAAGCCTTTGTAAAGGCTGGGCGTTTTACAACCTCATGGGTTCGCCTAGATTTTGATACTGTGCCTACGCTTGGCGCATCCGCAACACTGAGTATACCTAGGCAGGGACAACTCTTGTCGCGGCTTTACTTGGTAACAACGATGCCCGATATTGCCACAGTTCAGGCTGCTGCGGCGGCGACTTCTGGCTTTCTTGGTCCTCGGTTTGGGTGGACGAATAGTTTGGGGCATGCTTTGCTTGGAGAGGCAACTATTGAAATTGGAGGGTCTCGGATAGAAAGTCTGAACGGGCGACTCTTAGAAGTTCTTGATGAATTTGGAACTCCTTTTGAAAAAGTGACGGCTGCAAACAGTCTTTTATGCCGGAAAGATACTGGGTTCGGAGTTGGCAGCTTTGGTTCTATTGTCGGTACACCCACACAAGTCGTTACACCGTTACCGTTTTGGTTTGCGAATGGTGATCCTGGTGCTGTTCTGCCAATTGACGCAATCAGTGCTGATCTTGTACGACTCAAGGTGACGTTTTCTCCTGTGGGGACTCTCTATGTATCATCTGCCCAACAGACATTTGATCCTGTTACTGCTGTAGCGGGCTCTGCCTATTATCCACTCGCTGGGTCACCTTTTTACAAGTCTGATCCTGCTGGTTCTATGGTGTATGGACTGAGTGGAAAGTCTAGTGTTGGAGTAAGGGCTTCTCTAATCTCAGGTATTACAATGCCGACGACGTTTAGTCTTGGTGATACGTATGTGATGGCAGAATACATCTATTTGGATAAAGTGGAGGCGAATCGGTTTCGTATCTCGGATTTCCAATATCCCGTTGTACAACACTATTCACTTGAGCCATTTGAGACACGAGGACAGGCTCAACTGACGGCTCTCTTGCGTGTACCAAATCCTGCGCGCGATATATACCTCTATGCGCAGAGACCTGAGGCTGTAGCATATAATGCGCCGTTCTTAGCGACACGTGACCTGAGTGGCTCAGGAGTATTGATTGCGCCATGGTGGTCTGATGCGCAAGGATTGTCAGCACTAGTTCCTGGTGATTATGTTCCTGCTTTTTCTACACGCGACTCTGAGCCACTACAGTCTATAAAACTGGTCTATGAAGGTAAATTGACGCGATATGACACGGCGGCTCCATCCTTCTTTAGAAGTATTCTACCCTCGCTCATGCAGAGAAAATCACCGTGGCTTCACCGATACTATTACAACTTGTCGTTTGGAGTTCAGAACGGACTCTTTCCACCGTCGTTGCCCAGTGGTGAGGCGAATTTAGATAAAGTTCAGCGCGTTGAGTTACAACTTGGATTTAAACCAATGCGCGGATCTGTGAACCCAAATGCGGTTCCTAGCTATAATGTGTATGTCTTTGTACAGACATACAATGTCTTTAGAGTGTATGGTGGACGTGCTGGTCTACTCTTTGGGTATTAAATGCGCTTTTTATATTTTCTTGTTTCAGATCGTCTTTTGGAACGTGAAGATCGTGTTCGCCCATATCTAGAACCGCCACTGGTGGCTTTTTTAAAAAACTCGTCTAATTTATCTTTCACTCCACTTACTTTATTAAATGTTACTGAATTTCCTCCTTTATTAGGATGCTTTGCGACTACAAATATTCTATACGCTTTTATATATTCCTTTTCTGTTGAATTTTCGTTTAATTTCAAAATGCGCAGAGCGTCTATTAGTTTTTGGTCATCAGGATCTTTTGGATTTAATTTCTGTCGCGGTATAACAATTCTTTTCTTTTCATCTTCACTTAATAAATAGATAAGGTTTATTTGTTGTTCATTCATTATATCTATATATTCTTTAACTTTGTCTGCACTTTCTTTTAATCTTCTTACATAGTTTTCGTATACAGTGCGCTCATCGGGTTCATTGGGTTCATTGTGAGTAAATTGGCTAGGATCTGGTTTAAAGCTACCATTTTCCAATATCTTCCTTATTCTTTCTGAAATACGTTGTTCTATAGAGATAGGTTCTATGGACTGTCGAAACCCTTCTGTGATCGCTTCCTTTAATTCATCTTTATCTCTAGCTAACTCATTTACTGGAGCTCCAGCTGGAGGTTGTCGCCTTACAGGTTCTGAATCAGCCGCCTCAGGAGGTGGTGGGGCTTTGTAGGGTAG